CGCGCCGCCCTGCGCATTGACCACATCAAAGCCGCGGCTCTGCACCGCCTGATGCAGCTGCTCATATGTCAGCGCCTGATCGCCGAAAAGTTCTCTGAGAAATTCCATGCGATTGTTCTCCTTTCGTGGATGTGATTTTGTGTATGAAAAAACCGCCTCCCGGGCGGTTCAATCAGCCTGTTTTCTTCGCATCTGCGGTTGCCTTCGCCGCCTCGCGCCGGCCGAAGCCCTCCACGCGCTCGCGCTCCGAGCGCCGCTTGAGCCCCGTCTCCTTGAGAAATCCGGAAAGCGCCCTGCGCCAGGTGCGCAGCTTTGCAGCCGCTTCTGCCGTATCCTCGCCCAGCTCCCGCGCCGCGAGGTATTCGCGTTTCCATCTGCGGATCTGCCGCTCAAAATACCGCTGCTTCTGCTCTGCCTGATACGCTGTCATGCCCTGCCCGCGGTACTTGTACGCAGGCTTGTCTAAAGCCTCCAGCTGCGCGTCCGTCATGCGCCGGGGCGTTCCTTCGACATACGGATACCACCTGTGACGGCAGTTCCAGCCGCCGAGCCCCGCCCCCGTGCCATAGCCGGTCGACTCTACGAAATCCGGATAGCGCTTGTCTTTTCCGCTGCGGCTGTAAATGCGCCCCTGCCATTCTGCATGACTCGGACGCGCCCCGCTGTGCGCCGATACCTCGACCAGATCGCAGCCCATCTGATCGGCAAGCGCCTCCTGCATCCGCAGCGTCGACTGGTTCAGCCCCGTCACGATTGCCCGGCGCACCGCCACTTCGAGATAGTCCGCATGCCCGGAACGATACCGCGCCGCGCAGATGCCCTTCTCGGCAAGATCATGCACCGCCATCCGAACCGCCGTCTGCCGGTCAAACGCACCGGAAGAAATCTGAAGCCAGGCTCTATCGAGCGCGTCCGCGAACTGGTAAGAGCCCGCCCGCGCTGTGGTCTGAGTCAAGTTGCGGAACATTCCCGCCGTCTGCCTGAGTCCGCCGCGCAGCACGTCGTCCAGCGCCTTCCGGTCGAGCTTTCCCGCATCATAGACGCCACCCGCCCGATAGACCGCCAGATTCTCCTGCGCCGCCAGCGCCGCCGCCTGCCGCCAGAGGGCGGTCAGCTCTTCCTGCGTCCTGCCCGTAAGCGCGGACAGCCGCCGCAGAATCTCCTGCCAGACAAGCCCCATCGCCTCCAGCTTCGCTTTCTGGAACCGGGCGGCAGGAATGAAAAAATCATACGCTTTGATGCGCCGCGCCATGTCGATGAGAATATCGTCCTCCGCCTGCCGGTACAGCTCAACCAGCGCATCCGGACCGTCGCGCAGCAGATCGTCCAGCTCTGCCATCGGTTAGACCTCCGGGAAGAGTGGATCTTCCTCGGTGCTTTCCTTCGCCGTCATAGCCTTTGCCGTCTGCTCGTCCTCGCCGAAGAACTTCACCCGATATTCCCACTTCTGCCGCACGCCGTCGCGGATCTCCTGCAAGAACCGGTCTTTCTCCGCGCCCGTGTCCTCGATGATCGAGTCGTCGAAGTTGACCGTCACATCCTGCGCACTCGCGCCCAGCATTCCCGCAATCGCCTTTGCCAGCGCCACAAGCGCTGCGGAAAGCAGCAGCTCATGCTTGCGCAGCGACTGGTAGAGATCGGATTTTTCGCTCACAACCTCCGTCGCGGTCTTGACCTGCCCATCCTTGAAGTTGTACCGGTCGCGCCCCATGCCACACTTGAACGAAAGCAGATTCAAAGCCGTCTGCACGCCCGCCTCATGCGCTTCATAGCGCAGCGTCATGTTGTGTTCTTCGATCTTCTGGGGGTTTCCATCGTCCGACGGCACGGCGTAAAACTCCGTATCGTTGTCGTCGAAGACCGCGCCGATGGAGCCGTCTTCCTCCATCGCCATCCGCGCCATCGTCATCGGAATCGTGATGCGCTTCTTGCCGAGCCTGAACTCGTTGCAGTACGAATCATAGACCAGATCCAGCCCCTCAAGCTGATCGATGGCGTTTGCATAGACCGAAATGCCCATCGGGCAGTCGGGCTCCAGATTGTTGGCGATGTTCGGGCGGATGATCTGGAACTGCGGCTCATCGCGTCCCGTCCGTACAACTTCCTCCACGCCCTCGGGGAGTGGGATCTCCGTCAGCTGATCGCCCGTGCGTCGGAACAGATGATTTTCGATCACATACTTCCCGCGCTCCAGCCTGTGAATGTTCAGATAGACCTGCTTTTCCTTCTGCACCTGCCGCTCCGAAGCAAACGCGCATTCCGTGATCTCGCCGTTGTGCCAGGTAAGCGGATAGACCATGCCAGCCCGCACATAGTCGATGCGCACCTCGCCGTCTTCCATCCGCTCGACAAAAGCGCCGGTTCCGAGGGCAAACGTTTCTTCCAGCAGCTGATTGCCGCGCACCCGGAAGTTGTTGTTTTCCAGCACCTCGCGCACGCGCTTCTCCAGCTGCTTTCCCTTGATGCAGATCTCGGCCTTCTCATTGAGCGCCAGATTCGCCCAGTCCTCCGCAACCGCCTTCGCCATGCCGAGGCTGCGCCGCTGGCGCGTCAGCTTTCGTTTGCCGTTATACTGGCGGTATGTGTGAAACGCGGGAACTTTGCCCCGATACCACGCCTGCCAGAAATCGATGCGCTCATACGCCGCATCCGACGCGCAGCCGAAGCCCCGCGCCTGCAAATACTGCAAAATTGCTTTCATGTTCACCTCCGCAGGGCAAGATACATGATGTTGTCCTGCACCTGTTCCGTCGAATATTCCAGCGCGTCCAGCGAGTCAATATTGCTCGTTCCGTCGTCGAGCCGAATGTCCTCCATCGGATGCTTCGGGTCATAGACCGCGTGCTTCAAAGCGTCCGTGACCGCCTCGCAGCCCCGCAGCACCCGCAGCCGGTTCTGGCTGATGATGCTGTTATAAAAAGCGATGCGGTCGCAGATCTCGCCCTTGCGGGCGTTGCAGATCTCCACGCCCAGCCCCGCTTTTGCCGCTGCGATGCGAAAGCCCTGAATCAGCGTCTGCTCCGCGCTGTCGCAGTAGACCGCATAGACGCGGTAACGCGCCTTCGCCCGCCGCACGAAATCAACGAACGCCTGATCGAGCTGCTTCGGGCTCAGAACGCCCTGATGCTTGTTGTTGTGATAATACTCATCCAGCACCACAACCTGCTCAAAGCCGGCCGTGAAGCCCGTCAGCACGAACGCATGCGCCGAGCCCGTGCCGCCGAAGTCGACGCCGATAGCCGCGTAGTGGATCGGCGGCGCGGCGTCCAGCAGATACGCGCCCGGATCGTTTGCGAACTGCGGATAGACAAGCCCGTCCGTCATTGCCCATTCGCCGCGGATGAACCGCTGATAGAAAACGCCCGAAAACATCCGCTCATAGCGTTCGCGCGTCTTCTGCGACAGCGTAAGATTATCCGACATCAGAAAATGCAGATGGCAGATATTCTTCTCAGCCGCCTTGTCAATCAGCTCCGTTTTCACATAATGCGCCGGGCTTTCCGGGTTGCAGTTCAGCCAGATCCGCGCCCCGTCGACGCTGCATCGCGCCGTCATCTGCTCGATGAAGCTGCGCGGAAAAAGCGCCACTTCGTCTGCCAGCGCCCCGGCAGCTGTCAAGCCTTGCAGACGGTCCTGGCTTCGTTCGTTGTGCGCGTCGTAGAGGTAGTAGACATTCTCGCCGACCTCGATCCGCGCCTCATCGCCCGAGGAAATATACACATAGGAAAGCCCCCAGCCCCGCAGGATCTGAAGCGCGGGTCCGATGACGTTTTTCTTCAAAGCGCCGATGGTCTTGCCCGCCAGAATGAACGTCTCGCCCTGAAACGCCGCGAGGCTCCAGCGGAAAAAACCGCAGATCATCGCGATTGTCTTGCCCGAACGAACCGCGCCGTCTGCGATGATCGTATCGCAGCTCTGATATGGGCTGCCGTCCATGTACCAGTACATCAGCTTCAGCTGCTTCGGAGAAAACGGACGGAACGCAAATGCATGATTATTCCTCGCTGGCATATAGCGCCTCCAGTTCCTCCTGCGTCGGCTTCGTCGCCTTCACGAACGCCTCGATGGCGTCCGGAGGCGTTGCGCCAGCAGCCTTGTCGAACAGCCCCAGATGCTTGCCCAGCAGCTCCAGCGCCCGCACCTTGTCATAGCTCGATACCTTGATGCCGTGCTTCGTCTCTTCGATGCTGGCGATGGCTGCCCGCTCATCGTCCGTCAGCTCCTTCGTGTCCGTGAACTCGACCTGTGCGCCGTACTGGTTATTGACCACACGCGCCGCCCGTGTGGCGTTAAAAAACGCAATCCGCGCCAGCTCCTGAATGACCATATCCTGCGAGATCTCCAGCCGCTTCGCCCGGTTCTCCATCCCCGCGCGGATCTCTGCCTGAATGTCCGGATTCTGAAGCAGCACATAGCCCTTCGCCCGCGCCGTGCGCCCCGAGTACCCAGCGCGTGTTGCAGCCGCCGCCGCGTTCAGGTCTACCAGGTATTCTGCCGCAAAGGCTTTTTGCTTAGGTGTCAGCTTTGCCAAGCAGAATCACCGCCTCCCATGAAAAAGAGCCGCCCGGAAAACCGGACAGCTCAAAGAATCAAATTGTCGTGGATGAAGTGGGCAGGGACGCCCATCCCAAAACGTCCCTGCCTATGGAAAAGGAGGTGTGAATCGATGTCCTTCGCAAACATCCACGATAGCATAATATCACGTTTTTAAGGCTCTGGAGTATCATTTTTCATTTTTCGCCTACAAATTATTGCTGTTCGCCGTCCATCAGCCCGTAGTTTTTTGCTACTTGCCGAATGAACTCGCCGTGCCATCGCTTCACCGTCGGCACGCTAACATGAACCGCCTGTGCCGCGCCGTAGAGTGTGTACCGGTTCTTCCAGAGAACCAGATCGATCACGCGCAGCCGCGCGTCTCCGTTCAGCCGCAGCCGCGTCTGCTCGACCGCCAGCCGCACCGCCTCATACTCGCGCTGCTTCGTCGCCGGCAGCTCGCGGATCGCCAGCCGCTCCGTTTTCCTAGCATCGTCTCCTGCGCCGCCCTGCGGACCGTAGAGCGCCGTCACGCTCTGGCTATGTAAGTCCCAGTATTGCCTGCACAGCGCAGGATACCGGCGGATCATGCCCTTCACATAGCCCCACCAGTCATATCGCGGTCTGCTCATGCTTCATCACCTCCGTTGTCTACTTTTGTAAACTTCTGTATTTTCGCTTTCAGCGCCTGCATCAGCCATTCCTGCCGGTCGCCTTTTTCGTGCATCGCCGCTATCATCACTTCGTCCATCCCCTCCGGAACGTAGAGATAATGGCAGATCACGGGCTTCTGCTGTCCCTGCCGATGCAGCCGCTTGATTGCCTGCTGGAACAGCTCCAGATTCCAGTTCGGATAGCCATACCAGATTTCATGATGCCCGCCGTCCTGCAAATTCAGCCCATAGCCGCAGCTCGCAGGATGCGCCAGCATGATATCCAGTTTCCCGGCGTTCCAGTCATCCGCGTCCTGCGCCGTCTGATACACCCGCACCCGAAGCCCCGCTTTCTGGCACGCCGCCAGAAGCCGGTCGCGCTCATGCTGGAACCAGTAGAACACAAGCGCGTGTTCGCCGCAAAGCTGCTCGACTGTCTCCATGAACACATCCAGCTTGCAGTCGTGGATCTCCACGGGGTTTCCGTTCACGTCGTAGACCGCGCCGCTGCAAAGCTGAAGCAGCTTGCCGTTCAGAACTGCTGCGCCCTGCGCTGTGATCGTTTCGTCGTCGACCTCCAGAAGCATTTCCCGCTCCAGTGTCTGATAGGCTTTCTTCGCCTTCGTGTCCAGCGCGACGGGGATCATGTCTTCAATCAACTCCGGAAGATCCAGATAGTCGGACGCTTTCATGCTCACGCAGATATCCGAGATCGCCGCTTGAATCCGATCCTGCGCGTCGGGCTGCGCCGTGTATGTGCGGTACTGCTGCCCCGGTCTTGCGTAGTCCTGCGTGAAGAAGTTCTCGCGATAGCTTGTGATCGTCTTGCCCAGCCGCGCACCGCCGTCCAACAGGTAAACCTGCGCCCACAGATCCATCAGCCCGTTCGGAGACGGCGTACCAGTAAGCGCCACGACACGGCTGATGCGTGATCTCACCATTTTCAGCGCCTTGAACCGTTTGCTCTGGCTGTTCTTAAAGCTGGTGCTTTCATCCAGCACCACCATGTCAAAGCGCCAGCTCTGCCGCAAATAGTCGCACAGCCACGGCAGATTGTCGCGGGAGATCACCCACACATCGCCGGGGCTGAAAAGCGCCTTGATCCGCTGCTGCGCGGTTCCGACGACCGGCACGATGCGAAGGTGCTGCAAGTGATCCCACTTCTGCGCCTCTTTCGTCCACGTTGCTTCTGCAACCTTCTTCGGCGCAACGACAAGGCAGCGTGCCACAGCCCATCGGTTATAGCGCAGGTCGTTGATCGCGGTTAGCGTGATGACCGTCTTCCCGAGTCCCATGTCCAGAAACAGCCCGATGCTTCTGCCCGTAATCATGCGCTCGATGGCGTAGCGCTGATAGTCATGCGGTACGAACTTCATGCCCCGAAGACCTCCCGAACAAATGCCTGCACCTGCTCGGCTCCGTACAGCACCCGCACATTCGCCCCGTGCTTCTCCAGCTCCTGCCTGTGCCATTTCTGCAAAGCCGCCAGCCGGCCGGTGTCTGTTTTCAGCTCGACGAAGTACACTTCTCCATGAGGCGTGACCACGATCCGATCCGGTACGCCAGGATTGCCCGGCGAAACGAACTTGTAAAAAAGCCCGCCGTGTCCGCGCACCATTCGCCCCATCTTTGCCTCAATCACGGATTCTTTCATTCCTGCCTCCTTTACATCCCGCCACATTCGCGCGCGCACGCGGGCGCACGCGCGTAACATCCGCAAAATTAAGAATTATAGATTTTTTTAGCCTTTACCTCT